TCTATCTATTCTAGTAGATGTGTTGTTTGTGTCATCACAAACTACCAAGAAGTCAAACAATGCTCTCTGTCCAACCAGTTCCAACAAGAATGATTCGACTGCACCTTTGATCTCGTTCCTTGTCAGTTCATCATTTGGTTCGAATATGAACGGTTTAGCAATAGCATCTAGTTGTGTTCTTAGATACACTGCCAACCTTGCAACGTTGATCCTATCCAATGCTGAACTTGCCGATGTTTTGGTTAAATTACCAAAGTTAACTATGCCTGCTCCTGCAAAGAAAGTGATCGGGTTAATCTTGACTTCATGCATTGAATCTCTCACTGACTCCGTCACAGATATTGTTTGGAATTCTCCAGACGCTGAGTCGATGTAACCAACTGCTGTGGCATTGTCAACGACACCTCTTCTCGTTCCCGATGGTGCGAACCATGGGAAAGCGATGTTATCGTTGTTTGCCAGTGTTCTCATCATCATGTGTGATGCCGGAACCACAATTGATTTACCTGTGTTGTCTGTTGTTAATCCAGATGGATAAAACACACCCAAGTAATCACTTGCACTTATTAGACCGTCTTCACCGTTGTCCAGTGCACCTGCCGTGTTGTTGGCCCAGTTCTGGATTGCTGTTGATGTTCCATCTAATCTCAAAGGCGTATCTCCAATTATAAACGCTGTGTTGTTCCTGTCTGTGTTCAAGTTGATCATGTTTGAGATCAGTTCAGGGTAACCAGGTACAGCAATAACATTGTAGCCTCTTTGGTCTTCTCTGATTGCTTGGTTGGTGTCGATCTCTGATTTCAGTTGCTCAACGATGACTTTTCTCTGTGCTTTCCTCCCGAAAGATCCAGAACCATCTGCGTTGTTGCTTGACTTAAGAACCCATCTGTCTGGGTAGTAAGTTGCAACAGATTCATTGTTTGCTCTGATGTTACCCAACCCTGCTGATCCACTTCCTGGATACTTCGTGGTTGTGATGTAACTGTTTTTGTATTCTTTAACATTGTAACCTGAACGTCTAGTGTTCCAAAGCAATATACCTTGTGGGAATAAAGTTGGATCTGGCGCATCCGGGTCTAGGAAACCATCACTCAACAAGTTCTTGATTGTTGAAGGTACTCCTGCCGCTGTTGATGTTCCCGCCACTTTGTCAGTCGTTGTGTGGAATCTCGCATCTGCAAAAACTATACCGTCTTCTGTTGTTTGGTCAGCTTTGTCAACTAGCACCCATGCCGCACCTGTTGTAGTAACTGCTACCTGGTTGGCTGTGTTGCTCGAACTGATCGAAGCCGCTGTGTTATATTTGTAAAGTTTTGGATAGTTTTCCAAATCACTTGTGTCAATCCATAAGTCGTTCGTCACAAGTGCAGTACCATCTGACTGTGTAGTCGGTGCTGTTGCACTAAACTGTGGACCATTTGGATCTGTAGTTGAGTATGCAGTTGCATATCCAATAAAAGTTGTTCCGTTGTGTGCCATGATGTCTGCTTCAAGGCTAGTGTCATACCATAGTGTTCCGTCAGCTGGCTCGTTGCTTGGAGCAGAAAGTGAAGCTGTGTAGCTCAATCTCTTCCAGTTTGAAATCAACAATGCATTGTCGGCCGATGAGTCAATAGTCTCCCCAGTCGGAACCTTGTACAAGTTGTCAATCAGTGTTGAACTGTTTGCCGTGTACGATCCATATTCATGTGCTGTCGTTGTACTAAAACCAGCATCTGCTAATGGAGTACCGCTTGTGTCTACCATTCTGATGTCACCGCCCAGTACGTGTGTAAGCACGATCTCACCAGTTGTTAATTTACTAGCTCTGACATTTATTAGTTCAGTAGTTGATGTAGATAATGCAGAAGCGTTAACTTTAGCGTTAACCGCCGCAACAAAATCATCAGCACCTGTTCCGCTTAGTGTGACTGTAACTGCTGTACTAAAACCATCTTGATTTTTTCTTGTCTCCTTGATTGTGAAAGTTTCTGAACTTGTGAAACTTGGAGTAGTCAATAAACCTGTAACAGTAGTTTGGCCACCTTCGTATCTGAATAGTTGGAAGTCACCAACGTTAGGAGTAGTGTCAGCCGAGTCAGCCGCCGTTATGCTCTGTTCAGTGATGTTGAATTGTGTGTATAAAGTTCCTGTTGCTAATGATGTTCCACCTGTCGAAGGGTCTAATTTGAAGATTGCCGTGCTGTGATCATCATGTAATGGGGCCGCTATTGTTGAGAAACTTGCACTATCCGAAGCGTAAAGTTTTGCAATAATGTTAGCACCCGAGTTTGCCGATGTAGTCTTGAACCAAACTGAACCATCGGGCCTGTCTTCGTCTGCAGTTTTCCAAGTGGGTCTTGAAGTGTGTGCCGCTTGTAGGAATTGAACACTATTTTTAACACCTGCTGTGATTCCTAGGCTAGCTAGTAAGCCTGTGCCTTCGTCAAATCTGATTGTCCCTGTTCCTCCTGCTGAGTCACCTAGTGCTAGACCGTTGTGGAATATATCTAGGTTACCTGTTACTGAGTTAATAGAAGCTGTAACGTTGGTCACGTTAGAACCGATCGCTGATGCAACCGCAGTTAAAGTTGTTCCTGATACAGTGACAGTTACACCGTTCATTATCATGTTGTGACCATTCGTAACTGTTGTTCCTGATGCAACTGATACCACCGGTAATGAAGTGTGCCAAGTTTGTGATCCAACCTGTACCCAAGTGTTACTTGCTGTCTTCTTGAAGATCTTGTTTGAAACGTGTGTTGTGTTGATTGCGTATGATCCAACTTGTCCAATAGAAGTCAGTGGTGCACCAGTGGAAACACCGCCAACTAATTCACCAACTAGTGTGATCAAGATTGGAGTAATTGCTGTAAACGTTTGATTAGTTTGAGACCATTCAAATAAACCATAGCTAGTTGATGCAAGGTCAAACCAGTATGTTCCGTCTGTTGGGTCTGCTGTGGGAGCCGTTGCACTGCCTAGTAATTCGCCAGTGTCAATGTTTGCTCTTAAAACGTAAGCTCTGTTGGCCACACCCAAGAATGAGTAAGCCGCTTGTAGACCGTATTCGTTCAACTCATACCCTTGTAATGAATTTCCTGAAGTGTCAGTGTAGAAACTCGGATCTCCGAAAGTCTCTGTTAATTCTCTTTGTGATGAGATCAAGTAAGCAGTGTTGGCGCCGGCAACTGTTGTTCCAGTCGCTGTTCCGTCTCCCGCTCCGTTTGTCTTATCCTGTCCTGATGCTACTATGAATAGTGGTGTTGTACCCGCATCTGATGGTACATAAAAGCTCTCGTTTATTACTGAAACTTCTACTCCTGGTGATGTTAAAGCCATTTTTCGTTTTCTCCTTGCAAGTTTAACGTATACAGAGTTATTTATTCAATCATATGGTTTTTACGATATAACTTGCTATTTTCTGGTGCCTATATAGGCGACTTAAATAAGTGTATGGCATACAAGGACAGACCGTTGTGTAAGGAGTGTAAGGCAAAGCCTCGTGCCTATGCTTACAGGAAAGGAACAAAGATCTACTGGCGTAGCCTGTGTGATACCTGCAACAGAAAGAAAGCTGGGAAGAAAGTGGGAGGAATCACGGCCCTGCAGAGATCCGGATACAAGAAACATAAGAAGTGTGAGCTGTGTGGGTTCAGGGCACAGAAACAATCTCAACTGGATGTGTTCTTTGTGGATGGGAGTATGAGGAATACCGCGACTACTAATCTAAAAACTGTTTGCGCCAATTGCCAACGGTTGGGCAGTGTCCGTAGACTTGGATGGCGTATTGGTGATCTTGTTGCTGACGATTAGATCGTCAACTTGTTGGTGTAATTCTTCCAGTGTTCCGTCGTTCTTGATAACATAATCAAACTCTGATTTTGCCCATGCATATTCCGAAGAGTGAATGCCCGAGGGTTTGATATTACCTTCAACATAGCTTGTAAACCAATCAGGATCTTGTCCTCTTTTTACAAGTATAATGTTGCCTCCGGATTCCTTGATCATCTTGATTTCATTTTCAAATCTTGTATCTGATATCACCGTTGGTTCACCCTTGTATCTGGCCATGCAACTGTCAATCCATATGCCATCATGCATATTCTGACGCATTACTTCTGTGCCAAAGTGTTGTAGCACCCAACGAGGTGTTACATCTTTATTAAATCTTTTACTCCAAAAAGCATCAGGCCGTTCTCTCCATTCTCTGCTTTCGGCTGTCTTGCCTTCCAGCATTTCTCTGTCCCAATTGAACATAGAACTTACTGCATCTTTTAAACTTTTTGCGAATGAATCTTTTTTGAAATTATGTTCTTGTACTAGTCTTTCTGCGACTGTGTCCTTACCAGAACTTATTAAACCTACTATGCCTATTAACATAGACTTATTATACTATTTTTTTAAACGTTTTTCAATCTCTTTTTTAACATCATGGATCTGTGTTAATACCAGTTTACGCATACTTAATTTTCCCTCTTTCAGGGCGTGTATGGCAATGTTCTCTAGGTCATCGACCATGTCGGCCAATTCGTCTAGTGTGCATTTGGTAAGTTTTTTGTATCTGTCGTCTATCATGATACTAGTATTTAAAATAATACATGTAAGAATTTACCGGTAATAGAAGTTAACCGATAATGAAACTTGTTGGACTCCCGCCTTCTTGGAAATTGCCTATGTCTGCCTCGAGTCTGTCCATCTCTGCCTGGCCTTCATTCTTCAATGCATCACCGTTCAGTGTTGTTCCACCTTGTGGTCCTGCTATGGTATTGAATTTTCCCCTTGCTTCTCCCAACATGAGTTTAGATACTGCAAGTGTGTAATCTCTGATCCATGGTTTAGAATAGATGTCCTTGAACAGCGTTATGTCAGGTCTGAAATTGTCAGTGTGCATAAGGACTGTTTCGTCGTCCGCCCTGGGTCTCTGTGTGATAGTTAATTTCTTTGTTGCCACGTCAAAATGGAACTGTATGAAACTACCAAACATCTTACCTACTAATTCCTGGTATGATGCAAACGCATAGTAAGTGGCCAATCCACCTGTTGCTCCCGCTTTTAACAGATAGGTGTTTGTGTAGGCCAAGTTGAAAGGTTCGAACAGTGTTCCGCCTTCGCCACCTTCTGTCCTGGATCCAACACTTCTCCTGTTGAGATTTCTCACATTGATAATCTCATCCGGTAAAATGTATGTGTTCTGATTTTTCTTTAATTGAAGAAAAGCATAAGATTCTTCCACAGCGTTTGATGATCTTTGTCTGAATTTGTTGACTGCTCTTTCCAGCGCCGTTTGATAGTGTTTAGGGTCTAATTCAACGTCAATCATACCGTCACCTAGGTTGTTCTTGACGTAATCAAATATTTCTTGTTGTCCTGTTTGTAGTTCTGACATACTCATATTTATTACCTTTGCCTGTGCAATAAATATGTATGATATGCCAAGATTGTCCATTTTTAAGCCTGAAAAAGGTAATGACTACAAGTTCTTCGATCGTAACATCAAGGAGATGTTCGTTGTTGGAGGAACCGATCTACATTTCCACAAGTACATAGGCCCCTACGATCAGGGAGACACAAACAAGGACGGAGAGGCAAGTCCTACAAATCCTCAGTATTCCGGAGACTCATTAAACGAGAGAACCATACAGGATTTACTTTTCCTAGAGAACAGGGACAGGAAATATGCAGATGATATTTACATCGTGAGGGGGATTTACAATGTGCAAGATGCAGATTTCAACCTTTCACAGTTTGGTATGTTCTTACAGAACGACACACTATTTTTAACAGTACACCTGAACGACATAGTTGAAAGATTAGGCAGGAAACCAATGGCAGGTGATGTCATAGAATTCCCGCACATGAAAGAAGACTACTCGTTGGACGAGAGCATACCGATCGCATTGAAAAGATACTATGTTGTGGAGGATGTTAACAGGGCGGCGGAAGGATTTTCGCAAACATGGTGGCCACACCTGTTGAGATTGAAGATGAAGACCATGGTAGACTCACAGGAGTTCAAAGACATCATAGGTGATGCAACCACAACAGGATCCCTTGCCAGTTACATGTCAACATTCAACAAAGAAAAAACAATTAACGATCAAGTAGTTGCACAGGCAGAAGCAGATGCACCCAAGTCAGGATTCAACTATAAGCAGTACTATGTTGCACCCATAGACGAGAGAGGAAATATTAGGACAGAAAATGTTAACACAGAAGAACAAAGAGCAAGTGGTGACAAAACTGTTAATGCTACAATAGACACACCGGCAAGTTCGCACTATGGCTTCTACATGGACGGCGATGGGGTCGCACCAAACGGACACCCGGCCGGATTTGGAATATCTTTCCCAACATCGGGTGTTGACGTTGGTGATTATTTCTTGAGAACAGATTACTTACCTAACAGATTATTCCGTTATGACGGAACCAGATGGGTTAAAATAGAAGATTCCGTTAGAATAACTACAACTAACAATAATTCGAGAGCAAACTACAAAACAAGTTTTGTTAACGATGCAACAAGTTCAACGATAAATGGTTTGACAGTAACACAGAGACAATCATTGACAGATGCTCTCAAACCTAAGGCTGACAATTAAGAATGCTACACTTTTACGAAGGACAGGTAAGGAAATTTTTAACTCAATTCATCAGGATTTTGAGTAACTTTTCTGTGGAAACAGGCCGAGGTAAAGATAATTCTATACAGTTAAGAGCTGTTCCGGT